CCACCGATGAAGCCACCAGCATAACGAGCGTTGTCAGCAGTACCGCCGTTGGCAGAACGACCCAACTGGATCAAGTCGGTATCGACTTGTTTAGCCAGGGCATAACCAGCATCATTGGTATAGAACTGACGCAAGCTGTTCAGGGCTTGAGCCTCAACAATGTCTTCAATCAAGCGGCTATATTCATAGTGCTTGTTGATCGACACTTGAACTTCAGTCTCAGTAGCTGCAATCAGCGTCACTGCGGTAGAAGCGGCCTTGGCAGAAGCAGAACCACGATAAGGTGCAGGAATGTGAACAGTGTCACCTTTCTTGCCCTTGAAGTTCATTTTCATAACCAAATTTGCCAGCACCAAGTTTTTCTTGTATGCGGCAACAATTTCATCACTCCAAATTTCAGGAATGAATGTAGCGGCGGTAGTCGTAGTTACCGCAGGTGTAGGAAATGGCATGTTGTTTCTCCTTAGAAACGAAAGTTAAGTTACTTGACCCGTCCCTCTGCGTACGCTGTAAGAATTTCATCATTCAGCGCATCGTAGCGAGCAGGATCGGTCATCTTCAGCCGAATCAGGTCAGCCCGTCTGTATACCCTCTTTGAACTCTCACCAGTTCCACCAACATCCACTTGTGCGGCCTTCATGCTCTGCTTCCTGGCGGTTTCACCCGCTTGCTCAGTCTGCTTTGACTTGACACCACGCAACTGCTTGTAAGTAGACAGCAACTCATTGGCACTATCGTAATCGAACTCACCATCGGCTTTTGCATACAGACCAAGGCGAATAGGCGAGGATTTCACCCAATTCACAAAGTCCTGGTCTTGAGCAATCTGACTGTAGTCGGGATGCTCTTGCGTTAGCTTTTGTTGAATCTGCATCCTTTTGAAATCTACACCCGCTTGACGGGCTGCGAGAACATCAGGATGATTATCAATAGTCTTCTGAACTGCCTTCTGTGGATTCTCAAAGAAATCTACTTCAGGTTCTTCCTCTTTAATAGGTTGCTGTCGTGAACTGAGGTTCTGCTTAATGAGTTCATCAGCGAGTTTCCTTACCTCTCCCACTTCTTGCGCTTGCTTGCCAATTAGCTTTTCAGCCTCTTGGTGCATCCGAACAATGTCTTCCAAACTTTTATCCCTGTATTTATCAGGGAGTCCAGGGCTTGCTGGCGCAATGGTGTTAGATAGCTTGGATTCTTCAGCTTCTAACTCACTTTTCATCTCAGGTTCGTTATCAATCAACATATTTTCCCTTTTCCTGCCGTTTCGGTTGTAGGAGAAATCAACTCGACATTTCTGTTTAAGAGTTGGCTTTGCGTTCAGATTTTAGCTTATCAAGATGGCTTTTCTCGAACTTTCCATGCGCTGATGGAAAAGAACCAGACCACCCCTCTAATCTAAAAGCTGGCGCACTAAGAATGCGGTTGGCTGTTTCACCGCATTCACACCTAAAACTCTGAGCCTCATAAACACAGAGTCTTTCGGTTTTATGCCCGTTTGCACAGGCAAAATCAAACATTCTTTTCATTGAGTTCCTCGTATGCTCTCTCGCTGACCTGTCGCAAGGTTTTCAGCCAAGTAAGTATAGAAAGTTCACCTTTTTTGAATTGTAGGCTTTGTTCATCAGAAATCACAGATATATTATTCAAGGATGCAATCATGGAGTCAATATCCTCCACCAAGTCTTTCCACCCATCACTTCCCATCATTGAGAAGCGATTTTCATAGTAACGCTGTAATTCAGGAGTCAATTTTTGCATCCTCTTGTGGAATCTGTGGCTCTGCCTGTCCCTTGATTTTCATCACCAAGGGATAAGCCCCCGTCTTGGTGGGCAAATCGCCAAGCACTTGGAGAATGGCGTTTACTTCTTCAACGGTCAATTTAAGAGTCAGTTCCAAGGCAAACCCCTTGCAATCTTTGGTGCTTTCTGTTCGGCAATCTGAGCCTCTAAGGAAGCCTCTACAGCCGCTTTATCCACACCATTAGCCCATATCCATCCTAAGACAGTTTCTTTTGTCAGAGAAGCGTAGGGAATGGTTGCAGTGCCTTCACTCCATGAACAAGTGCTATACACAGATGCGGAGTAATCCCCATCTGTTGCATTTGCTTGCCAATGTGCGGTAGTGACAAAACCATCTGAGGTTTGTCTGTCAAGTTGACTGATGTTCCAAGTAATCATGCTGACTCCAGTGCAGTTATACGGGCGGTGAGTTGGGTGATGAGGGCAGACTGTTCCTTGATTGCCGCCACCAACAATGGGATTATTTCCGTGTATTGCAAAAGCAATTCGCCGTCTTTGTTTTCTACAACAGCTTCTGGCAAAACGGCCTGTACATCTTGAGCAATCAGCATTGCCCTGCGGATGCCATCTTCTTCTGTTTTGTATTTTCCAATTACTGCACGAAGGCTGGACACTTTTGTCGCCGCATCAGTAATGGGTTCAATAATGTCTTTTTTACGCTCGTCTGACAAAGAAGCCCATGATGTTGCACCATTAGTCAATGTCACACCATTGGTGTTTGAGACTACATCAGCAGTCACGCCAGAAACAGTTTGCCAGCGAAATGATAGTGCATCTGAATTAAGATAAAAATAATTTTTTACTGTACCACTTTTAGCAAATGTAATTCCACTTTCAGCTGCGGTATTTATATCAAGTCCATCAACACCACCAGACAGTTTACTCGTAGTCCCCACCAGCAAGTTACCGCTGGTGTCGATACGCATACGTTCGCCACCAATATTAAAAAACGCCAAGTTGTCTGCGTTATCTGTGCGGATAGTGCCGTTGCCAACTGTCGTTGCGCCATTTTTAACAATAAAATTAACGCCAGCGCCAGCCGCTGCATTAGCGGTATTTGTTACTGTTACACGAGTTGCACCTATTGCATCTTGAACATCAAGAATAGAACCGGGACTTGTAGTACCAATCCCCAAACGCCCGCTTGCATCAAGGGTCATTGCTTGGGTAAGAGTGCCGTTAAATGGTCTGGTGTAAAAAGCAAGACGACCACCGCTATTAAAAGAATCCGTGCCGCTTCGTAGGCCGCTAATTGCCGCTTCAATAGCCAATGTGCCGTCACCTGTTCCTTCAGGTTCTTGAAAGTTTAAGGTTCCAATAACACGACCATCAGCATCAACCGCCGATGTTGCACGAAGGGTTAAAACAGAAGTCGTGCTATCGGCTACCGTAAGACGACCTGTTGGCGAAGTAGCCCCCACCAGCAAGTTACCGCTTGCATCAAGGGTCATTGCTTGGGTGAAGGAAACAGTATCAGGAGTTGCACCGCCAGTGCCAGAAGGTGCGTTGTACCATTTATGAGTGCCAGAACTTTGGTTATAAAGCGTTGCATAGCCCGTGTTTCTGTAAACGCTGTTTGTTCCGTTGTAGTAAGCGTTACACCACATTTCAACGTTTGTTCCACTACCGCTTGCAAATGAGCCGCCTTGCAAATCCAATGATTTATAACCACTCCAAGAAAGAGGAGTAACACCCAATCCCAAGTTACCGCTGGAGTCAATGCGCATAGACTCCACACCACCCTCGGTAAAGGCAATAGTGTCAGCAGCAGGAAACCATATACCCGTATTTGTGTCGCCTGTCGTGGTGATAGCGGGGGCTGCCGCTGTTCCAGCGGCAAATGTTGCAACGCCAGTTAGAGTTGGACTTGTCAGCGTCTTATTAGTCAGCGTGTCAGTCGTTGCTTTACCAACCAAAGTGTCAGTAGCCGCAGGAAGCGTTAAAGTGGTAGTACCCGCCACCGCAGTTGCCGTGACTGTAGTAGTGCCTGATGTGGTTCCAGCAAGAACAAGTGTTCCAGAACCTAGTGTTGAGGTTGCCATAATTTTCCTTTAAGGTGTTCCATTGGAGACAATGTTTGCAGAAGAAGTAATCAATCCAGTTGAAGACATTGATGCAATTGTCGTTGCCCCATACTTGAATATCAACTTGCCACCACTTTCTTCAATCGTGAAGTTTGTAGTCAAGAGTTTAGGTGTAGATGCCGCAGTTCCAGTGGTGTTTTGGTTGAATGTCGGAAATGAGGTCAAAGATGCCGCTGATCCATTAGGGGCCAACACATCAGTGCCAATCACTAAGCCAAGGTTAGTTCTTGCCCCAGATGTAGTAGTTGCACCTGTACCACCATTCAAAACCGCAACAGTACCCGTCACATTAGATGCTGTGCCAGTGGTGTTCTGATTAAAAGTCGGGAAAGAGGTCAGGTTTGCAGCCGAGCCACTTGGAGACAGAACATCAGTCCCAATAACCAACCCTAGATTGGTTCTGGCATCTGAAGCATTAGATGCACCCGTACCACCATCAGCAACTGCCAAATCTGTGATACCTGTGATTGATCCACCAGTGATAGAAACATTGCTTGCCGCTTGAGTGGCAATTGTTCCAAGACCACCAATATCAGCAGTGGTCAGAGTAACAGCACCAGTGCGCCCTGCAACTGAAATAACCAAGTTGGTCTGGTCAATCTTTTGCCAAGCAGTGCCGTTGTAGATTACCCAATCCCCTGTCACCCAATCAGTAATGCCATTGAGGTTGGTTGAGCCAGAAACGCTGACAACATAGTAATAGTTGCTTGTGCCTGAACTTGATGTAAGCGTAGGTGTGTTTGTGGATGCGTTCCAAGTTCCCTGATAGCTTAAACCACCACTGATAGCACTGATTTGAGCCTGAAGGCTTGCTAGAGTATCAAGTACAGACTGAGAAGTACCGCCACCATTGGTAATAACTTTGATGCGTTCAGCAACATCAAAAGGAACAACCTCACCAGCATTGATCTCACGACCATCATCAAGAGTGATGACAAGGCTACCATCAAAATCAATGCGAGCAGCGGCAACACCAGTGCCGTTAGAACCATCAACTCCATCACGCCCAGGAACACCATCTCGTCCTGCTGGCCCAGTTGCTCCTGCTGGGCCTTGTCTACCATCCCGTCCATCTTTGCCATCTTTGCCATTCTGTCCATCTTGCACAGAGGCAACTTTGCTCTGAATCTCGCCATTTAACTGAGCAAACTTTTGCTCCATGTCTGACTTGATCTTCTTCAAGCCTTGGATAACAAGTTCAGCACCCTTGCCAATAGACTCACTCTTGGCCTTGGCAATCTTCTCAGCGGCAGACTGTTGCAAAGCAGTAATGATCTCCATCTGCTGTTCAGCAGAGATTCCATCAATTCCTAGCTTACGCTCAAGGTCAGCAATGTCCATTTAGGTCAATTCCCTGGAAAGACGATTAAGAAATTCATCTTCAACGCTCGACATTTTGCTCTTCTTGTCAGCCATTTGCAACTCGACAATCTTGGATTTGTTCTTAATATCAGCTTCTTTCAACATCAACTCAGCAATCTTAACCCGCTTATCAAACTCTTTAGAACCAGCATCGTCTTGGTTTGGCAGGTTCTTGGTCATTGCAGCCATGTTCTTGGCCTGAATCTCTTGAGGCATCAACTGAGTCTCTACCTTCAGCTTCTCAGCTTCTGCCCGATTCTGTTCAGCTTGTGTTGCATTCACAGCAATCTGAGCCTGTGCAGCTTGCATTGCCAACTGTTGCTGTACTTGAGCCATTTGCTCTGCTTGCGGGTTAGGCTGACTCATCTTGTCCAACTGTTCCATCAGTTCATAGCGGTTGGTCAGTGAAGAATTAGCCAAAACACCTTTGAGAATCAGTGGCAACACAGGAGTGTTAGGGCCAAGAGTCTGGAGCAAGCCAATGAACATCTGTTGCTCATGCTCACGCGCAATGATGCCCAAGGTAGCCGTAGGAATGAAAGTCATGTCCACTGAAGGGTAACGCTCTGGGTCAAACTGCATATACCTGAAAGCCGCCTTCTGAATGAAGGGAATCAAGAAGTCTTCTTGAAAGTTCACCAGAGTACGCTTGTACTTTTTGATGATGGTGGCAACAGCCATAGACATACCACCTTGGCCCATGTCTCTAGCACCAGCACTGACCATGCCTTGAGAATCCAAAGTTCCTGTGGATTGCAGAAGCATACGCTCGAAATCCTTGGCAGTTGCTAGGTTGTTGCCATCAGTCTGCCCAAACTTGAAGGGATACAGAATCTCTGAAGGTGCGCCATTAGTGAGAATGGCTTTTCCAGGCTTGACTTCAAACTTAGCGCCACGGGGCAGACGGGTTGCATCCATTGCAATCATGGGGCTAGTGGTCAGCGCCAATGAATCCAAGTGAGAACGAATCTGAGCATCAATAGCCTTTTGCATATTGAAGGCTTTTTCCACTGTGCCACGACCAAGCAGACGATTGGGAACAGTGTCATCTTGGTATGTCAGAACAGGGCGATCCTTCATCATGTAAGGATTTGCCTCTGCTTTAAGCAACTGCCCATCATTGGCAATTACGACAATGGCCTCAACCATGTCTGTGTATTCTTCAGCAGTAGAGTTCTCAGGGAACAACTCGACAATCTCTTTGCTTTCTTTGAGATTCTCTAGGTATTCACGGGGAACAAGACCATAGTAGGTCAGCAAAAGCACTTTTTCGTCTTGATACTGGCTAACCTCTTGGGTAGGTTCCAGGTCAGTGTCTTCACCAGCAGTGCCAATGTCTACTTTTCGGTAGATTCCACGCTCGATGCCTTCAACAATCTTGTGAATGGAGATGTATTTCTCAATTGCCACCCCCATGCAGTCATCAACTGAGGTTCCATTGGGGTCAAAAAGGAAGTTTTTTGGATTTACAGGTGAAATCTTGACCGAAACCCTGTCTTTTTCCACTACGCCAATAGCGGCTTGGCCCATTTGCCCAGGAATCGGTTGAGTAGAGGGTACAAACTGCTTTTCAGTCTTAACAACAATCTCGCCAATGCCTGTGCCGTAAATTTCTGCCATCAACTCGATCTGGTCAATGGATTTGCGAATTTTGTCCCGCTTGAAATCTTCCATCAACTGGGCTTTGATGATGCCCACATCGATGGGGTTGTTGTTCACATCCCGAATGTCATCTTGAATGTCAAAGAACTCGCCTTGACCAAAGATTGCTTCCATGATCTCAGCATGGCGAGTCTCTACGGCTTGTTGTGTGGCAGGGGTTACGATGCGTGAACGCTCAGAGTCACGGGTTTTATCTTCAACAGCCCACTGACCACGAAAGATTCGCTCGTATTCAAGCCAATCTGGAAGGAAGTTGGTATCCCGATAGTCACGCCAGCGATTGCAATGGTCAACAACAAAATCAGTCAGTTCTTTGTCAGCCTGTGTAGGCTCATAGAATTGATTTTGCTCTAGCTTATCTTGCTTATCTGTTGCCATTAAACCCCCGATATGATGTCTACAGGCTCCCACTCATCATCTTCTTCACCCTCAAAGTAAGATGTTACAGCCAATTGGTCAATATAACTTAAGGCATCAGGAAGGTCATCGTGTACGCCATTGGCAGGAAACATCAAGAGTTGATCGGTGAAATCATCCCAATCTTCTTCAGAGTTCAGCACAATTCGCCCATGCTCAAACCGCCCTTGGAGACTCCAGATAATTCTGTCTGTCTTTTTCCTGTTGCCATGCGTTAGGTCAACTATGTGGGAATATACATTATTTTTCCGCATCAGGTCACTGAGGTACGGCAAAACAGCGTTTTTTAACGCTCCACGCTCGATTCCAACCGAAATTGGCCTGTAATCCCGCATCTTCATTAGGATTTTGGCAGCAGTTTCCCGAATATCCCACCGCCCATGGTCAATCTCTTTGACAAACCATTTGCCATCATCAGTGACTTTGACTACTGCAATGGCACTCTCATCTAGTCTTTTTTTCGCGTTAGCAGCTTGTTTAGCCACCTCTTCAAATCCTGCCAAGTCGATTGCAATGAAGTAACTACCATACTCAGGTTCCACACCATATTTGATCCAATCTTCTTTAAAAACATCGCTTCCTGCGTTGTCAAAGGATGCCAAGTATTCCTGCTTAAAAGCAAATGAACTCAGCGTCTTCTTGGCAGACTCAATCTCAGTTGGGTCTATCAATGGGTTGTCTTTGGTTGTGAAGTGCCATGACTTCCAATCAGGATCAGATTCCTCTTGGCCCATCTTGAACAGATCATAGAACCAGTTGCGGCCCTTGGGTGTGCCGATGAATATGGCTCTGCCCTTTTTGTCTGACAAAGAAGCACGAATAACTTGCTCCCAGGCTTCAGGTTTAATGTCTGCAACCTCGTCTAGCACCGCATAGGTAAGGGACACACCCCGCAGGGTATCTGGTCTATCAGCACCACGAACATAAATCTTTGCACCATTTATCATGGTGATATCCATATTGTTGATGTGACTGTTTTGGATAACATCCCGTCCAATCTCTAACAGCACATCCCAAATGATCTGCCTTGCCTGTCCATTGGTGGGTGCAACATAGAGAACGGCACTTCCTGCTGGGCAACGCAATGCTTCAATAATTAGCGTAGTAGCCGCTAACCTAGACTTACCACAACGCCTACCCGCAGCCACAACCTTAAACCTTGTTTTGTCAGTAAAGACTGTTTGTTGCCAAGGAAGGAGTGAGAAGTTGAGGTCAGACATTTTTTGTTTCTACATCAGTCACATCTTGCAGGGGTTCAATCTCTACGCCACCAATGCCTGTGATGTTGATGGTAACGGCATTCCTTTGCTTGCCTTCTTTCTCAAACAGACTGACGGGAAGCATCCTATCCATACAGAGTTTGAGCATAGCCGCCTGTGCTGGGTGTTCGTCATTCATGGCAATCTCAATTGCTTTGTGAACAACATTAGAACCTGCACTGTTTATCAGGAGGTCTTTGAGTTCTTTGATGCGCTGAACTTCAGTCTTTGGCAGGAGGGCCGCAGGTCTTTCAGCATAGGTAGCCATAGTGAACTTCTTGTTCACAGCCCCTTTCGGGCGACCTTTTTTCTTTAGGTTGTTTGGCAGTGCATCCAAAACATTCAAAGTTTTTTCCATTCTTCAAATGATAGCTTTAAGGCATTGGGATCGCCAGCAGCTTTCTCATGTTCATACTGAGCGCGACTGTTAATTTGCCTTACCTTTTCAGCATTTTCTTCTTTAGACTTCTTTAAGTCGCTCATCACAGCAGCTTGGACGCCAAGGCCACCCAATACAGAGCCAGCCATTAGTGCAGTATCAGAACCAATACGAAAGCCTCCACCACCAGCGCCACCTTCAATAGGGGTTAGTTCATCTGCTCGTTTTGGGATGCCTTTTGGCATATCAATCTCCTTGGGGTTAATTTAGGTTGTTGGTGGCTACTGGGCCAGTCAATTCACCACCGCAATTTGCAATGGAACCACCAACACGGCTGGGGACTAATCGTGGATGAACCCACATTGGTGTCAATCCCCATGCATCTTGGCAACAACAATGTAACTCACTTTCTTTTGTTTGACAATAGGGGTAAACCCTAGTACATTCTTCACGGGGCCATAACCCAGCCCTCCATGCGGTTGAGCCGACCAAGTGGGATAAACATGGCAAATCAGGCGAGTTTCTAGTAGGACTCCCTCAACGCTGAGATAGCGCCAGGGACTACCTGAACGGGGCAAAGTAGCTTGTACAAAGGTTGTTTGACAAACAACAGTTGTCGCCTAGGAACGCAAGTTCACGCATAAGCGTATAAACAAGAGGCTCACTTCTTTAAGAAGTACCACCCTATACGGGTAATGGCTATCGTCTGTACTTCTTAATGTCTGTAGCACCCAATCCCTTCCTTTTTAAAGCCAGACCTTGCTTGCTGGCAAAAGTCTAATTTGGCTTTTCTTGTGGATGGGAGGCACCACAAAAATCTCTCACACCACACACACCCCCTCCCCCCCTTATAAACCCTTAAGGGTAAACCCTAATAGGGTAAGTACCTAGGTAGAAACCCTGACAGGGTAAACCCTAGGTAGTGGAAACCCTTAGATTAATTAACCAACCGGTCGGACGGGTTATGCGTAAATTGCATAAGCACCCTTACCGCA